AATCTGGAGTGTGGTCAGAGGAAGATGCAACACCATGAGGAGCAGGTCAAGATTCTCACCAAGCAAATTGATGAGCTTCGCAAAATCCAAGAGATGCACGAGCCGTATTTCCTGTATGCCTATGGCAAGCACAGCGCTGATGGGCAGGAATTCTCTTGGCGTGTTCCTTACGACCTGTATGAGTTCGTTCGGGCAGGTTCTACCGTCATTGCGGACACCAAGTTCGGCCCGTCTCCTGTTGTCGTAACCAAAGTCGAGAAGAGCTCCTACCTTCTGGAACACAAACTCGTCATTTCGATGGGTTGATTTTCCAGCCGATATATTCTATAATTAGGTAGGTGCGGCAATGAGTGAATAAGCAAAGACGAGCAAGATTATCAGAAGCTCATTCGCTCCTTGGCAGAGCCGTTTCTATCGTGGAACGTGCCAAGGATGAAGAGCAAGATAGTTTTGATAATCTTCCTGAAAATCTCCAAAGTAGCGAACGAGGAGAGATAATGGAAGAAGCCATCGATGAACTCCAGACGGCCATCGATTCCATCAACGATGCTATGGAACACATTGACTGCGCACGAAGTGGATAAGGTTGGTGCGTGAGAGGTGGGTATCTTAGCTGGTATTGGATGGGTTGTTCTCGGCGTCTTGTACGTTGTTTACAAAATCGGCGAAGAGGAATTCAACTTAGGAAAACTGGGAGGCATCGGCTGCGTCTTTTTTGTTGTGTTTTTTGTTACTCTATTTGCCACCATTGCAAACTTTTCTGAGGAGCTTGCTGGCATTTTAGCTTTTGTAGGAGTTTTTAGCATTCCTATTTGGGCTTTTGCAAGCAATAAACAAGCAAAAAAGCGGCAACAAGCAAGGCAAGAAGAACTGTTCGAAATTCGAATCATTCGAAATGACTTACCTATGCCAACTCTTTCTCAGATGACTGAATTCATTGACGATATTCTCTATACAGAAGAGCCAAGTCAACAGCAACTGGAATATCGTGTAATGCTACGCAAAGCTGAAGCAAATACGACAACGCCTCCGCTGGATGCAAATCATTTCAGAGATATGCAAGCTGCTTGGATTTATTATTCAAAGAATGGCATCCATTCGCAAGAACGGAAGCGCATATTTGGAGATAGGGAATTATCGGAAATGAAATTCTTTGAACTGTCCGCCAACAATTCTGAAGAATCGGAAGTAATCAGCTATACTGAAGTTTTCCGTAAAGCCGTAGAACAGCTTGCTGTAAAGATCAAACTTCAATGGCTTAATCAACCTAAATTTTTCAGAAAAGTTAGAGGAATGATCGACAAATCTATTCCTCTTACGGAGGAAACACTATATCCGATTATGCTGGAGTCATATAACAAATCATCCGACTGGACATTGCACTGGATGCAGGATGACGTTATTGCAGTTAGGGTTTCTCTCCTGCCAAAGATAGTTCATGTTCTGGCACAGATTCCCATGGCAAGAAAAGAGCAAGACGAATGGCTGAAAGTCGAGGAATTTCAAGTAACTTGCCTCCCTGCTATTCGAGAAAAACGCAATCTGTCAAGTGAGGAGATTTTCCCAGCGTTGCTAAAAACCTATAATGGTTTACTTGATAAGGACTTTGCCTGTCAGCCGCAAAAGTATAACTTCGTTGCGCTCTGGAATGGACTTAACAGTGTAGGGAAAGCAATTGGCAAAGAAGGCTCTTTCTTCGATTATCCAAAGTACATCTTCAAGGCTCACAAGGAGGCCGATCATGACCATCAATGATTTTAAGCGTGATATTGCATCACGAACTTGTCGCTACGCCTCTCTTGGCGAAGAAGACAAAGCGTTGCCGGTGCAGGCAACGTTACATATCTCCGAAGTGATCGCTGTGGAAGAGTTCCCGGCGGTCATTTTGTTTACCGATGGCATCAATAGGATGCAGCTCACTCAGATTCAGTCTATTGAGCTCGAAGGCGACCATTACAACATCATCTGCGGTGACAATGATGAGCTTCGAACCTGCGTCACCGTTCACTTCGACTGCCCGCAACAGTAAATATCTCGTAAAATTTATCCTTTTGCTCACCCGAAGTCCGCCTATTTGCAGAAAACCCTCTTGACAAGTCCGACTTTTTATGGTATTGTGAACTCGTCGATCAAGAATAAATATCCAGAAACGAGGTCAAGAAGCCATGGAAGCCAACAACGCCAAGAGAGTAGCCCCTGCTCCGAAGTGGGGCGAGGTCTATAACTGTCGCTTCGAAGGAACTGGCAGCGAGCAATCCGGTTGGCGGCCTGCTGTCATTTTCCAGAACAACGTCGGCAATGCGTATAGCCCTAACGTCATCGTTCTCCCGCTAACGTCCAATCTTAAAAGGATGGATATGCCGACCCATGTGGTCGTAAAGGCGGAGGATACCGGGTTGCGTCGGGATAGTATGGTGATTTGCGAGAACCCCGTATCGGTTTCCAAGGATAAGCTCGGCGTCTACATTACGAAGCTCCCCAAGGAATACATGGCCAAGATCGCTATCGCCAGCCTCCTCGCCACATCCGCTCTGGATCTTCTCGATCAAGAATCGTTTCAGGAGATTAAGAGAAAATCTGCCAAGCTCAGCATGGCGGCATGAGGAGGAGTCACGGATGTATAACGAGCAAGTCAAGTTAGCCTTCATCGAGAAGTACACGGACAGCAAACAGACAAAAAAGCTGCTCCGGCACATCTTCGACGGCACTAAGGATATTGAGGAGCGGTACGGCAAGGACTTCTATGAGATGGATGCCGAACAGGCTCAGGAGACGTTCAGCTGTGTCTCTGGAACCAAGGTGAATGGAGCAAGCTCCATCTTGATGATCCTGAAAGCATATGTCAGATGGTGCGTGGCCAATGGCTATCCGGCCACTAAAGCCATCCAGGAACTGCGGATTGACGTTCACGACAAACTCCGCGAGAGTTACGTTGCATCCCCGGAACATCTATTGAAGTCTCTGAATGAAGCCTTCCCTAACCCGGATAAGAACGAGATAGAGTATATCTATCGTTCATTTTTGTGGCTTGGCTTCATGGGTCTTCAATCGTCTGAAGCTATTAAGGTCACAGCGGATCATCTGGATTTTGATAAAATGCACCTGACATATTTTCAAGACCCGAACCTATTCCCGAAGGTTGAGCAGGATTCAGAAAAGAAGGAGAAAAAGAAATATCTCCTCATCTATCCGGAAGCAGTGCAAGATTTACGAAAAGCGGTTGGACTTACAGAATTTGAAGAGCCTCGTGGCAAGAAAGGGATAAAGAAGCCGCGAGCTGCGGGAAAAGAAATCCTCCGAGGAAAAGAGAGCAAGCGGACTCTTGCAGAGGCCGTTGACCTTACTTTTCGTCCCACGATCAGTCGAGCCTTTAAGGCGGCGTTCGACAAGTTTGCAGATCAAGGCATCGAAGTTCCAGTTGAGCTCAGCCTAAAGCTGACCTTCAAACATGTCTACATGTCCGGTGTTTTCTACCGAACATACGAACGCGAACGAATGGGTATTCCTCCGAATTTCAGCGATATTGTCCTTGATGAAAGACGGAATGCTAAGGCATCAAACTTTTCCCGCAACTACACCGAGCGAAAGCTCCTCAATATCCTGATCCGAGACATGGAACAGGACTACGATAACTGGAAGAGCGTTTTCAGTTAAACTCACCACCGAAGCAGCGGCACACACCGCTGCTTTTTTGTACCCATATTTGAGGTAGAACCATGAAACTTTGGTACTGGCCAACTCGACGGCTGTTCTTAGAAGTCCAAAGAGACACGCATAGCGATAGTCTCCTTGGGCTTCTTTTAACAGTCTATTTTGAGCAGAAGGTAAAAACCTTTCAGAAACTCAGGGTAACGCCCTGGGTGTCAACACAGTGTAGGCGCTATTCGATCTAACATCATATAGGAGGGCAACATGAGAAACCTGATTCTTCGGCGCGGCGGTGGTAAAACCACCAGACTTCTTGCAATCAGTGAGTTCAGAAACGCTCCCATCATCTGCGTGAACGAATCTCACAGAAGACACATCCTTGATATGGCACGGCATTACGGATACTATATTCCGACGCCGATCATTGCCAACGAGCTTCTGGGCGGAAAGCTCTACGGAACCCATACATACAGAGAATACCTTGTCGATGAGTCTCAGGACGTTCTTGATGCCCTTGTTTCCGGCCTCACTCGTGCTGGACAGGGTTGTGTTGTCGGCATGACGACTACTGACGAAAGAAGGTCTGTTTCATGATTTACTTCACTTCCGATCTCCACTTCGGTCACAAGAATATTATTCGCTTCGACAATCGCCCGTTTACGAGCGTTGAAGAAATGGATAAGGTACTGATCGAACGCTGGAATAACAAAGTGACGGATGAAGATACCGTCTATATTCTGGGCGATATTAGCTGGTATGATGACCAGAAGACCTATGAAATCTTCTCTCAGCTTCGAGGCAGAAAGATTCTCATTCAGGGCAACCACGATAAGGTTGATGGCAAGATCAAAGATTGCTTTGAGGAAATTTGCTTCTACAAAGAAATCAATCTTCCCGGCAATGTTCATGTGATTCTTTGTCATTATCCTATCGTATTCTTCAACCGTCACCATTATGGAGCCTTTATGCTCTACGGTCACGTTCATAATTCTCATGAGTGGAACATGACCGAGAATCACAAGTTCGAGCTCCAGCAACTTGATATTAAGTGCAACATGTTCAATGTAGGCTGCATGGTTCGCAACTACGAGCCTGTTACACTTGATGAAATACTTCAACAAGAAGAAAGGAAAGACCAGAATGCAAGCAAACGAAAGGGGCTATGACCCGAGTGCCACAAGGAAGGCGGGAGATGCGCTGTTCAATGCAATTCTCTCAGACATGTTTCCGACTCGTCCGGTGCGCCTTCCTGAAGCGAACGGTATCTTTGGAATCTATCACGGTATTCCTGTGAGAGCGATTCCCGAGATCAAGAAAATCTATTTCAACAACAAGCATACCACAATCGAATGGGCTGATGGCGTGAAAACGACTGTCGGTTGTATCGACGGTCAGGAATTCGACGAGTATGGCGGTTTTGCTGCGGCTGTACTCAAGCGTCTCTTCGGTTCTTCAAAGGCGGCTATTCGCTACATGGACGCACGAAAGGTAGTCCAGCCAGAGCCGGTCAAGAAGGCCAAGAAGGCTGACGAAACGGCGGTGGAGCAAGATGCGTAATCTTGCCAGCGTTAAAACGATTGCTGGTCTTCAGCCCATCGAGGGTAAAGACCGCATCGTTCTGGCCACCGTAGATGGCTGGCATGTCATTGTTCGCAAGGGCGATTACGAAATCGGCGATCAGTGCGTATACATAGAGATTGACTCTGTTCTGCCTGAGAAACCTGAATTCGAATTCCTGCGGAGCAAGAATTTCCGAATCAAGACGATGAAGATGGGCAACGTCGTCTCTCAGGGAATTTGTTTCCCGATGAGCATCCTTCCTCCTGGTGAATACAAAAACGACCAAGATGTCACTGAGCTCATTGGGGTCAAACAGTATGAGGGAACAATGGATGTTGATCCTGTTGTTCCTGAAGCTAAGCCTGCTCGGAAGTATCCGAGATTTCTCATGCGGATGAAATGGTTCCGCAATCTGGTTTTGCCTAAAAAGACGGCGGGAGGCTTCCCGTCGTTTTTGAGCAAGACAGATGAGACACGCATACAAAACATTCCTTTTATACTGGAATCTGATGAAAAGTGGATTGCGACCGAGAAGATCGATGGCCAGTCTGGTACTTTTGCCTTGGTAAGAAAGAAGTCAAAATGGCCTTTCTGCAAGGATAAGTTTGATTTCATCGTTTGCTCTCGCAATCGTCAGCTTCCGGTCAGAGATAATTCCTCTTATTGGCAAGTAGCTGATAAATACCATATCGAGGATGCTCTAAAAGGAATGATTGGCGAATGGGAATGGGTTGCCATTCAGGGAGAGTGCATCGGCCCGAAGATCCAAGGCAATAAGTACAAAGTTCCAGACTTTGGTCTTTACGTCTTTAACCTGATCTATCCGAAGGGAAGATTGGATTCTCTTTATGCCAAGACTGTAGTTGGACTGCATGGCCTTGAATTTGTGCCCATTATCGATACAGCCGTGCAGCTTCCTAAGACGGTTGATGAAGTTCTTGAATATGCCCACGGAAAGAGTAGCCTACACGATACTCTTCGTGAGGGTATTGTTTTCCGTTCTCAGGATGGCAGAAAGAGTTTCAAGGCTGTTGACCCTCTCTTCTTGATCCAACACGACGAGTAACTCAGAAAGGGTTTTCTGATATGGTTGATCTGTACTGCTTGGCGCAAACGACTGTGGATGCGCTTAAGATGTCCGAACTCACTGTTGTCACTGCGGAAAGTTTGACCGGCGGCTTGATTGCTGCAACTCTGGTTGATATTCCCGGTGCATCCGAAGTAATTCGCGGCGGCTTTGTAACCTACCAGACGGAAATGAAGACGGCGCTTCTTGATATAGATCCGAAAATTATTAAACATTTCGATGTTGTCAGTGCCAAGGTAGCTATCGAAATGGCTCAAAGCGCCCAGAAAAAGTCCGGTGCAGATATTGGCGTATCAGCCACTGGTTTGGCCGGGCCGGGCGGAGGAACTGACGAAATTCCCGTGGGTACAGTTTATGTCGGCATTGCCACCCGTAAATATGCTTACGCCTTGCCACTCCACTTGAATGGAGAACGGTACGAAATCAGGCGTACTACTGTTGCACGCGCCATTCAACTCCTTTTGAGAGAGGCGCTTAATATATACGGTTCCAGAGAAGAGATTCCAAATAAGGAAGACAAGGAGGGCTCCGATGTCGGAAACGAATAAAGAGAGATTCCTGGCAATTTGCCGCGAGCATATTCATCGTGAGGGCATCAATGCTCTTCTGGAAGCTCTTGAAAAGAATGACTTCTATATTGCACCTGCGAGCACCAGATTCCACCTCTCAGAATCGGGAGGATTGCTTCAGCATTCCCTCAATGTATACGATGAGCTCTGCAGACTTGTAAAGGCTTATGAGCTGGAAGACAAATTCAGCAATGAATCTATTGCGATTGTTTCCCTCTTCCACGATTTCTGCAAAATTGGAATGTATAAGCAGGATGCGAGGAATGTAAAGGTGGATGGCAAATGGACAAGTGTTCCTTGCTATACAATCGAAGAAAAATTCCATTACGGCGGACACGGGAGCAAATCTGTGTTCCTCATTGAACGCTTCATCAGGCTTACTGCGGAAGAGGCGGTTGCTATCAACTGCCATATGGGCAGCTGGGACGGGAACACTTACGTCCGGGATGCCTATGAACAATATCCGCTTGCATGGTTGGTTCACGTTGCCGACGAGGCAGCGTCATTTTTAATTGAAGGGAAGTGAGTAAATGGCATTGGCTGCAAAGAAACTTGAAGCCAAGGATGTTCTTGAGCAAAAGCGCAAGGCATTGGCTTCATACACCTCTCAGTTTGACAAAGCCGTATCTCTGGTTACTTCGACCATCGACAGTCTGAGTGCGCTCGATGCGAATATCCAGAGAACCATCGGCGAAATCGATGACTATCAGAAAGAGCTTGATGCTACCAAGGATGGATTGGTAGCAGCTCAGGGTAAAAATCAGCGAGTCATTGACAACTTCAAGTCATTGCTTGCTGTTGAGTAAAGGAGTACATATGGCAGAGCATACTGAACAGATGAATATCTATCAAAAGCTCGCCAAGATCAGAAAGCCCGTTGAGATTCTTCAGAAGAATAAAGCTGGCTACGGCTATCGGTATGTCACCGAAGATCTGATCCTGGCAAAAATCACTGGCCTGATGGAGAAATATGGTGTTTCCCTCATTCCGAACATTGTTCATGGAAGCACTGAGGTTCATCCGTATGGCTACACGAAAACAAAAACCACCAAGGATGGCAAGGTTTTCGAAGAAAAGGTCAACGAAATCCTTATCAAGGCAGACATGGAATGGCACTGGGTCAATAACGACAATCCTACCGACCGCATCATCGTCCCGTGGACGCTGGTCGGGCAGCAGGGTGACGCTTCTCAGGCGTTTGGTTCTGGCCTGTCCTATTCTGCGCGTTACTTCATGCTGAAGTATTTCAACGTTGCAACCTCTGATGATGATCCCGATAACTGGCGTTCTCTGCAGAAGGAAGCAGAGGAAACCGAGAATCGTGAAATTGCCAAGTCGATCATTGAGCAAGTACACGCTATGGTTTCCGAACATATCGCCAGTCATGAAGAAGACCGTCAGAAGATCTATGACATCACCAAGAAGTACGCCAAGGATTCCAAGGGTAAGGCTTCCGTCAACTACAATTTCATCACCGATCCCGTCGCGGCTGGCAAGTTGCTGGAGGAACTCACTGCCTTGTGTAAAGGGTGATCCTCTTGCGCATGAAGAAAAGCGACTGGGATTTTCTATGGTTCCTTCTCATGATGTCGGCCTACTTCCTATTGGGTGTTTGGGTCGGCATGGGTGGAAAATAAATACATAAAAGGAGAATTCAGCTATGGGTTTCCGAAATGGTGCATTTGCATCAGTCTGGTCAGTTGAGCCCGGTAAGGGCAATTTCACCAAGGTTCGTCTGTCTATCAGCCGTAAGAATAAGGATGGTCAGTACGAACAAGATTTCGCCGGCTACTGTACCTTCATTTCTCAGGCACACGCCAAGGCGGCTCGCCTGAAGGAAAAGGATCGTATCAAACTGGGCGATGTTGATGTCAGCAATTCCTACGACAAGGACAAGCAGAAGGAATATGTCAACTTCAAGGTGTTTGACTTTGAAATGGCAGATGCTGCTGGTTCCGCTAAGCCAGCTGGCGGCCAAGTAGCCAGTAATCCGATTGAGGGAGAGAACGACGAAGGCGAGCCTCCCTTCTAATCAATGTACTCGCTGATAACTTCGGGGATGACATGGAGCTATTCGAGGATTTCATCTTTCAATAGTTGCCCATACAAGTTTTTCCTGACGTACATTGACCCATGTGATAAGATTCCTCAGTTCTTCTCGGGGTACGGCAGCTTTATTCATGAATTGCTTGCTGCTTATTATAGTGGCCAGAGAACGAAGGAGGAAGTCATCAGAGAATATCTGACGGGGTTCAGAAGTCATGTTGTAGGAAAGGCACCCGATCAAAAGATTTTCAGCAATTATTTTCAACAGGGCTTATCCCATCTGAAAGGCTTGGTCAAACCAAAGCAAAACATTCTTGGCGTAGAAAACCATGTTTCCTTTCAGGTGGGAGGCTATCCCTTTATCGGATATATCGATCTGCTTCTTCAGGATGAAGAAAACGGAGATATAACCATTCTGGATCACAAGTCCAGATCTTTGAAAACACGCAGTACACGAGGCAAATACACAAAGTCGGATGAAGAATTGGATCGCTATCTCAGACAGCTCTACCTGTATTCAATCCCCGTAGAACAAATCTACGGTGTTTTGCCCTCATATCTCATGTTTAACTGTTATCGCACGGGTACGGTTATTCGTGAACCTTTCTCTTCCGCTGCTTTCCAGGCAGCAAAAGACTGGGCAAATCAATCTATTGAAAAAATCATTCACGCTGATGATTTTAGCCCGAACATGGACTATTACTTCTGTAAGCACATTTGTGATGTCCATGACAGTTGCGAATATTACGCGATGCAAAGCTAAAATCAGTGAGCTTTTGCATCTCACGGAGGCACTGTGACAATGAATGCAAAGGACATCAGGAATATTGAGGCTGAGGCTGGCGCTGTGGCGTCAGTTTTGCTCAAGCCAGAGCTGACGTTCCATTCAGAACAGCTCCAGCCCAATCATTTCACAAATCCTCAGAACGCATATGTTTATTATGCGGTTCGAGAATTGGCAAAGCGGAATGTCGAAACGGTAGACGCTTACAGTATCATCAATTTCCTCAATATGAAGAAAGGTACTCAGCATGTTGGCGACGATGTAAATGCCATTATTACCGCACAATCTCTGCAGGAACTAATCGAAGACGCCAAATTGATTGCGCGGTCGAGTCCAGAAGCGTATAAGGTTATCGTTGATGCAGTGCTCGATTCGGCTTTCCGCAGACATACATATGAAAAACTCGTTGAATGTGAACGTCTCTGTGTTCAAGGAACAGAGGGGTGCATTGAGCAACAGATTTATGCCACGCTCGATGGTGTAATGATGGAGTTTTCAACTGCATCAGAGATTCCCCGATATGGAGATGTAGTTGAAAAATACTACGATGAAATAAAAGCTCGTCAAACTCCCGGAGCAGCGGGAGTTTTTCCTTTCAAATTTCAACATCTGAATGATTATGTCATGATTGAACGTGGCGAGCTTGTTATCTTTGGTGCAGAACAAAAGCAAGGCAAGAGTATGTTGTTGCTTAACTGTGCCGTTGATCTTATGAAAAACGGACACAAAGTCCTTTATCTGGACAGCGAATTGAATTCTCGTTTGTTTACTTGCCGAATGATTTCCCATCTTACGGGTATTGAATTTCGCAGAGTCCGATCTGGACGCTACGACGAAGAAGAATCCAGAAAGATTGATGAAGCAATCGCATGGCTTAAGACGAGGGATTTTACCCACATCTATATGCCCATCTTCGATGAGCAAAGCATCTATACCACTATCAAAAAGGTTTATCACACACAGGGAATTGACGTTCTCATCATCGACTATTTCAAAGGCGGAGACGATAAAGAGGCTTTTGCCACCTATCAGTCTCTTGGTGGATTAGTAGATATGATAAAGAACAAAGTTTGTGGCGATATGAACATTGCCGGCATCGGCGCAGCGCAGGCAACTTCAACTGGCAAATTGGCAGACAGTGCTAAAATTGCCAGAAATGCTTCCACTATCATCATGCTTCAGGATAAAGCTCCAGAGGAATTAGCGTCTGACGGAGAAGCATGTGGAAACAAGAAGTTGGTTGTGAAGTTTAATCGAAACGGCGCTCAGATGAGCGACGGAGAATATATCGATATGATGTTCAGAGGCGACATCGTTCTCTATGAAGAAGCACAGCAACACAGTCCCGTAAGTCCGTTCTAAGGAGGTTATGCCTATGGAAGTCGCCGATATTATCGAGGCTATCGACATTGCAGAATATATATCCCAGTTCGTCGATCTCGAAGAGAAAGGCGGCGAACTGTGGGGATTGAGTCCATTTAAGGATGAAAACACTCCTTCATTTTCATTGAATCCCGAGAAAGGATTCTGGTATGACTTCAGCGCAGGGGTTGGGGGAAACCTTATTGATTTCGTCATGAGACATGAAAATGTCTCGGTAAAAGGCGCAGTCAATATTTTGAGAAAGTACGCAAACATATCCGAGCAGGATGGAACAATTGCTCACCGGCTGGAAGCAACAAGAATCGCCAGGCAATACCGCAATCGAGTAAAGCCACGGGCAATTGCGACGGCCAAGCCTTTGCCTCCGAACTATATGGATCGGTACGAGTTTCGTAAAGACAAGCTCAAGATATGGGCAGATGAAGGTATCAGCTGGGACATCATGCGTAAATACAGTATCCGATACGATGCTTTTGATAACCGTATTGTATATCCTATCAGAGATTATGACGGCAATATCATCAGCGTTTGCGGTCGAACCTGCGATCCGGATTTCAAAGCGAAGAAAATTCGGAAGTATACATACTTTCAAGAAATTGGTACTGTTGATACTCTTTACGGGTTTTCAGATAACAAAGATGCCATCATGCAATCCAAGGAAATCATCTTGTTTGAAGGCGCAAAGAGCTGTCTGAAGATGGCCGGGTGGGGATATTTGAATACATCTGCGATCCTCACCTCACATCTTAGCCCAAATCAATATCAATTTTTGTTGAAGCTGAGTTCGTGGCATGGGATTCGGATCGTCTTTGCCTTGGATTCCGACGTAGACATCACCAAGGATAAGAACATTATGAAGCTGGCTCAATATGCCCGCGTTGAATGGGTGAAAAACATCGGAAATTTGCTGCCAGATAAAGACTCTCCTACTGACCAAGGACTTGAAGTATTCAAAAAGCTCTACAGCGAAAGGAGGCGCTTGTCATAGCTCGCATTTTTCAGAACTACCATCGTCATACATACAAAACGAATGTAGTAGTTCCTGATTCCACGGTTTCAAATGAAGACTATGCCAAACGAGCATTGGAGCTCGGCCATGGAATTATCTCTACCATGGAACATGGAAATCAGGGATGTTACATTGAAGGTTACAATCTGGCTCAGCAACACAATCTGAAGTTTGTCTTTGGTGCTGAAGCCTATTGGGTCAAAGACAGGACTCTGCCCGATCCAACAAACGGCCATATTTATATCGGAGCTCGAAATGAAAATGGCCGCCAGTGCATCAATGACATCCTGTCTGAGGCAAATCTGACGGGCTTCTACAAGCGCCCAAGAATCGATATTCCATTGCTCCTATCGCTGCCGAAGAACGATGTCATTGTTACCAGTGCTTGCGTTGCCTTCTGGAAATATGCTGACATTGAAAACATCATTGCAGAACTGTCGCAGCACTTCGGAAAGAACTTTTTTCTGGAAGTGCAGTACCATTTGACAGACGCCCAGAAGCAACTCAACCAACGAATTCTTCAAGTTCGTGAAAGACTGAAGATTCCTATTATCATGGGATGTGACTCTCACTACATTCTTCCGCAGCAAAGTCAAGATAGAGACGATTTCCTCCTCTCGAAGGGCATTAGCTACGAGGATGAAGAAGGGTGGTTCCTTGATTATCCAGATGGAGATGAGGCGTATAACCGTTTCCTACAACAGGGTGTTCTTACGGCTGCGCAAATCGATGAAGCAATGTCCAATACAAACGTATTCATGGACGTTGAGACATATGATTCAGAGATTTTCGATACGAGTCTAAAGCTGCCAACCCTTCCGAGAATGAAGGGTTGGACACAGGAACAAAGAGACGAAGCATATGAGCGAACCGTATGGCAAGGCTGGGAAAAATACAAGCCAAGTGTGCCTGAAGAGCTTCATGCTCACTATGAATCAGAAATTCAGAGTGAGATTGATTCTGTTAAAGAATGTCATATGGCAGATTACTTCCTTATTGACCATGAGATTGTCAAAAGAGGAAAAGAAATGGGCGGTCTGCTTACGAAAACAGGCAGAGGCAGCGCTGTAAGTTTCATTACCAATATGCTTCTTGGTTTTACCGAAGTAGACAGAATTGCTGCAAAGGTCAAGATGTATCCTGACCGCTTTATGACTGCCACAAGAATTCTGCAGGCTGGTACACTTCCTGATATTGACCTCAATATGGCCGATCCTCCTACCTTTGCAAAAGCTCAGCAGGAAATTCTTGGAGAAGACCATGCGTATCCAATGATTTCTTATCATCCTATGAAGACTTCTAAAGCATGGAAGCTCTATGCAAAAGCTCAAGGCGTTTCATTCGATGAGGCAAATGCGGTTTCTGAACAGATCAGGCGATATGAGGAAGCCGTTAAACAGGCTGATGAAGACTTCAAAGATGATATTGACATCATGGATTATATTTCCGATGAATACAAGGAAATCTTTACGAAGTCCGCTGACTACCGAGGGATCACAGACTCTTGGAGCATTGCTCCATGCGGCTATCTTCTTTATGACGGCAGTATTCGCCGTCAGATCGGCCTCATTCGAATTAACGACAACATCTGTTGTATGATGGATGGTCACTGGGCAGAGGAAGGGCACTTCCTGAAGAACGACCTTCTGAAAGTATCCGTTGTCAAACTCATCAATATGGCTTATGAACGTGTAGGGATGGCTGTTCCAACCGTCAATGAACTTCTTGCCATGTGTCCTCCTGAAGATCCCGCATGGGACATTTATCAGAAGGGCTGCTGTATGGGGGTCAATCAGGTAGAGCGCAAAGGAACTGCCGCGAGATGTACGGCATATCAGCCAAGAAACATTTCTGAGCTGTGCGCTTTTGTGGCGGCAATCCGACCTGGTTTTAAGTCTATGTACAAAACATTCGAATCGCGCAAGCCATTTGAGTATGGCGTAAAAGCATTCGACAACATCCTAAAGACTGATGAACTTCCTTTTTCTTTCTGCTTGTACCAAGAACAGGAAATGGCAGCTTTGAACTATGCTGGTATTCCTATGTCCGAATGCTATGTCGCCATCAAAGATATTGCCAAGAAGCGAGCCAAGAAGGTTCTGGCTTATAAGGAAAAATTCATTGCTGGTTTTAGAAAAGCTATCATCGAAGACGAAGGAAAAGAAGAGACAGAGGCTGAGCAGATTGCTGAGAAGCTCTGGCAAATCATCGAAGACTCTGCGCGATATTCTTTCAATGCTTCACATTCCTATTGCGTGAGTTGCGATTCGTTGTATATTGCATGGATGAAAGCCCACTATCCTCTTGAGCTCTATGAAACTCTTCTGAAATTCTATGATTCCCGAGGCGAAAAGGACAAGATTGCAGAAGCGAAGGCTGAAGCAAAGCGTTTTTTCAATATCAAATTTCCTCCTATGCGCTTTGGACAGGACAATCGTTCGATTGTAGCAACCTCAGATAATAACCAGATCACTGAGTCCATCAGCACAATCAAAGGTTTTTCTGCATCAATTGGAAAGCATCTGTGGGGCTCTGCTCAGATTCAGCACAAAGACTTCATGGCGCTTCTGTTCGATCTCGATCAAAGAGGAGTCAAGGCAAAAGTCGAGCCGCTCATCAAGATTGATTATTTCCAGCAGTATGGAAATCAGCGTGAGCTGATGAAGATGTGGGAACTGTTCAATTACTTTAAGCAAGGCTCTGCTAAAACTTTGAAGAGAGAAGCAGTAGATGGCACTATTCTTGAAAATCCTGTCCGCAGTCATGCTACATGGCTCAGAAAAGATGGAACTGAGGCAAAGTCCTATACTTTGACTAACGTCATGGAAATCTTGTCTGAAGTCGAAGAACTGATTCGTGCTTCAAATCTGCCTGACGTGAATGATGTTATAAAGGTCAGGAACTACAGTGAGATTATGGGGCAGAATGGATACATATCTGGGAAAGAAGCAGACCGTCCCAAGCTGTTCATCAAAGAGGTTTACCCCTTGAAACGCAGATCAGACGGAAAGCAATTCGGCTACAGTATTCTTACTCAATCCATTGGCAGCGGCATCGAGAGCAGGTTTACCGTTTTTAATCGAATCTATGAGCTTGCGCCAATCAAAAAAGATGACATTATATATGCCATCGACTGGGATCGTGAGAAAGGCCAATACTTCGTCTTGAATTCATATCGACATATACGAGCAGACGAAGAAGCTGCTGCGTAATTGAAAGGATGGTATGCAACTTGAATACGAATCAAACAAGTCAAGATTCTGGCGGAACAGATGTGCTTCTGGTACTTCAGATTGTTCTCGCAGTTTTGAAATTCTTTGACGTTATCAGCTGGTCGTGGTGGGCAGTCTTGATTCCCACTTGGATTTCTCTTTTTATGCTCCTCATCGCTGTGATTGTTCTCTCTTCCACTCGGAAATAAGGGGGATGACAGATGATCTATATTACAGGCGATACTCACAGGGATTTTTCTCGCATTCAGTGGTTCTGCAGAAAGCATCATACAACCACAAACGATGTTATGATTATCCTTGGGGATGCAGGAATCAATTATCTTGGTGATTACCGGGATGATTACTTCAAAAAGAGCCTTTCAAAATTGCCTATTACACTTTTTTGTGTTCACGGCAATCATGAACGAAGACCAAGCGTGGAGCTCGGGTATGAACTCGTGGAATTCCATGGAGATATGGCCTACATGCAGAAGAGCTATCCGAACATCATATTTGCCAAAGATGGTTCGATCTATGACTTTGCTGGTCACAAATGTCTTGTTTGCGGCGGTGCTTATAGCGTAGACAAGTATTATCGTCTTGGCAACGGGCGTCTGTGGTTCTCAGATGAACAGCCTGATGACGAAACTAAGGCGAGAGTGGAAGCGAAACTTGCTTCCCTTAATCACAATGTTGATGTGATTTTATCACACACATGCCCCCTCAAATATATACCAACCGAAATGTTCCTCTCCGGCATCGACCAGAGCACAGTGGATACCAGCACTGAAGAATGGCTCGATCATATAGAGGACAATACGCATTATCACAAATGGTACTGCGGCCACTATCATACCGATAAGGTAATTGATAAAATGCGGTTTTTATTCGAGGACATCATTGCGATTTCTCCTGACGATCAGGAATCCAAATTGGCTGAAAGTGAGGCGAAATCCATTGCTTAAGGCAAAATTGGTCTGTAATGTGTGCGGAAAGGTGTTTGATGAACTGGACGAGCAGGAGGACTTTGGCTTTGACTATCATGTTGGCTACGGTTCCAAGTATGACCTGACACATCTTGAAGCGCATATCTGCATTGACTGTTTCGATAAGCTGATGGACAGCTTTATTCCCGGATGCAAAGTTTCTCCGAACAAGGGAGAATACAAGCTCCGAGGAGAAGTCGATCTCTGTGAGACAGAACTTCTTGCAGAGGACTTTGATAATACATAATAAGCAGTCATAAGGCTGCGGAGGTATTCATGGCAAAACATAACGATCAGGTATTCAAGCGCGTCGTAACGGGCGGCTTGCAAAAGCAACATACCGCAGGAGTCGCGCAGGGTGCATATGCTATGTGTAAGGTTGTTCTTGATAAGGCAACCGACGAAAGCAAAACCGTTGAACAGAGACTGGAAGACGTCATTGCTTTCTGCAAAATCTGCACTAAGCTTGCCGATGGCCAGCCTATTACGGGTGATAAGAAGTGAGCCAGTTTCTTATCTTCCTTCTCGGTATCGATGCAGCGATTGTGTTCGCTGGCCTTTTGCAGCAGCAAAACATGTGGGCATTTATCGTTGCATACTGGCTTATTCTGACAATTAAGAACTTCACAGATCTTGTTGTCAGCAGAAAGAACCGGAAGAATTGAGTTATTGCAGCGCGTGAAATATCGCGCTGCTTTTTCAAGCCCTTTTCAGAAAGATGGTGACTTATGAAGTTTGAAAGAACCCAAGTATGGGGTTTTGAACATGCCTTTCGAGGTATGAGAAATCCGAAGAACAGCTGGCATCTCAGTGACAGTAACTTCTCGGATGATTGTCACTCCGATGACCCAAATCAGCATTGCGAACATTGCAGCTATTTCGACGGCTTTGGTAAGCCCTGTATTCCATATATCGGCCCCAAGGATTTGAAGCTCGCACAAACTCTCATTAAGGGGGGCAGTGAGCATCGTAAGTTCCTCCGCCAGATTTTTGTGTCTGTTGATATTACGGCACCTCTTTATTGGTGGAAGGAATTCGATACATATAAGGTTGGCACTACTGCCAATTCCACCTCAACAATGCACACCATTCATACGACTCCCATCACGATTGATTGCTTTGAAACGGATGACTTCTGCAAAGGTCTTGATATGATTGACGAAGCAAGTCTCAGCATGAGAGTCGATAACTTTATCGATGACCTGGAACAGCTTCGTCAGCTCTATCTGCGTTATAAAGATACGGACAAGAAGCTCGCCAAGAAGTATTGGAAGGAGCTGATTCGCTGGCTGCCTGAATCCTGGCTTCAGATGCGTACCGTTACGCTGACATACGAGAATATTTTTGCTATGACTCGTCAGCGCAAAGGCCATAAGCAGAATGAATGGTCTGGCAAAGATGATCCGACCTTGGTTCATTTCATGGCATGGGTCAAAACGCTGCCCCTTGTAGACGAATTGATCTTCGTCAAGGAGCCTGTTCAGAAGCAGCACGCAAAGGTAGTTTGCATCTCTGGTCAGGCAAGAGCCGGTAAGGATACAACGGCTGACATGATGAAGAGAGAACTGGAAGAAGAGTGGAACCATCGTGTTCTCACGATTCATAATGCTGATCTTCTCAAATTCATGTGTAAGTCCCTCTTCGGTTGGGATGGTCAGAAAGATGAGAAGGGTCGTCATGTTCTGCAATATGTTGGTACTGACGTAATTCGTAAGCAGGAACCTGACTTCTGGGTTGCCTTTATCATTAAAGTTTTGAAGCTGTTTCCCAATGAATGGGATTATGTGCTTATTCCCGATGTAAGATTCCCGAACGAGATCAGTGAATTGAAGAAGGCTGGATTTGATGTCCAGCATATACACATCACTCGTCCTGTCGAAAACGACCTTACCGAGGAACAGCGCAACCATCCTTCTGAGACAGCTCTAAAAGACGTGGTTCCCGACGAGACTATCGTAAACAATGGCAACCTTGATGATCTGAATCAGTGCGTCATCAATATGGTCAGCAACTGGAGTCATGAGGATCAGGAGCCTGCCGCATGAGGAGTTTCGATATTCTGATCGACATGGACGATACGCTTGAGTCGCTTGTGCCCGCTTGGGTACAGTGGCTCAATACGTCTCATGGACTTAATGTCGATCCTGAATCTGTTACAGAATGGGATATGAGCATTGCTTTTCCAACTCTTGCAAAAGAAGAAATTTTTGCTCCTTTGTCTTTGAGAGAATTCTGGAAAACAGTAATGCCAAAGCCAGGCGCGGTTGAATATGTAAAAAGACTTATTGACGATGGGCATCATGTTTACATTTGCACTGCGTCGCACTACAAAGGCTTACAGGACAAGATGGAGCTTGCGTTATTTCGGCATTTCCCATTTCTCAAATGGACGGATGTAATCGTTGCTCATAACAAGAGCATGGTGCGTGGTGATTTCATCATCGATGATGCGCCGCATAACCTCATGAATTGGAATAGCGATATTTCTCAGCCGTTCCTGATGGATGCTCCACATAATCGAGCCAATCATGAGAGTAAATGGATTCGCGTGCATACATGGAAAGAAGTCTATGAACGAATCTCAAAAATCACGCAGCATTACGATGAAGCCTATGAGCAACTTGCAAGTGCCCCAATACACAGGGAGGAAGTAGCTCATGTATGACATGGTTCTTAATTTGATTCCGCGTGACATTCACCAAAGAATCACGGCTTCAGGAATTTCTCAGCGACTTGGAATCAAAGGCGCTGAGGTCAGACGGTATATCAACCAGATGCGAAGCTCTGGTATTCCCGTCTGTTCGGATCAAAAGGGATATTATATTTCCAGTAATGAGGAACATGTGAAAACACAAATTGCCTCTATGGAAAATCGTATCAGCGCTATGCAGAATGCCATCGGCGGATTAAATCTATTCTTGTCGGGGCAAGGCGCTTATATCAATACATAACAGGAGGCTCAAAGTGGTAACTGAAATCAAGAAAAGGGATGGCAGGGTTGAGCCATTCAACAAGCACAAAATCATCGAAGCAATTGGTCATGCTATGAAGCGTGCTGGTCAAAACAGCCCAGAAATTGTTGAGAAAATTGCAGATGAGATTGCAAATTTCCCCGCAGATATTCTGGAAGTTGAGCAGATACAGGATATGGTTGAGATGAAGTTGATGAAATCTTCGCTCAAGCAGACGGCCAAGGAATACATTACATACCGTGAAAAGCGCAGTCAGGATCGAGAACGCAATAGCAAGATCAATCGGCAGATTGAGAATGTAATCTGCGGAACCAATGTCCAGAACTCCAATGCCAACATTGATGAAATCAGTTTCAGCGGCAAGAAGTTTGAAAGCGCAAATATCCTGCACAAGAACATTTCTCTGAATGCCTTTATGCGACCTGAAACCTCTCGGGCGCACCGTGAATCAAGAATCTACATTCATGACCTTTCTGAATACGACATCGGCAGCCACAACTGCCTGTTTGCTGATCTGAAGCTACTACTGGGTCAGGGGTTCAGCACCCGAAACGGTGATGTCCGTGCGGCGAATAGTTTCTCTACTGCCTGTCAGCTTGTCGCTGTTATTTTCCAGTGTCAGTCACAGGTTCAGTTCGGAGGTGTTGCTTCCGCCCATATCGATTATGATCTTGCGCCCTATGTGAAGAAGAGTTTCTACAAGCACTTTAGGGAAGGCGTCAAGTATCTGGTCACTGAGGAAGAGAAGCAGGCAATTCGTCTCCCCGATGATTGGTACGATACCTGTATTAAGACGATGGCAAGCATCGAACATCCGAACTTCAACGCTTTCCCCAAGGCAAAGCAGTATGCAATGGATATGCTGGAGAAGGAAGGACGGCAGGCCGCTCAGGGACTGTATCATAATCTGAACACCCTTGAATCACGCGCCGGCAGTCAGGTTCCTTTTTCTTCTATCAACTTTGGCACTGACACTTCTCCTGAAGGCAGACTCGTTACGCGCTGGATGCTGGAGGCAAGCCTCGCAGGTATCGGCAAGTATAATCTGACCTCAATTTTCCCGATCTCTATCTTCAAGTACAAGAAAGGCGTTAACGATAAGCCTGGTACGCCGAACTATGATCTGCGTCAGCTTGCTGAGAAGTCTTTGTCTCATCGTATCTACCCTAATATCGTCAACTGCGATTTCTCACAGAATGAAGAAACTCCCGGTGATCCTGACACGGAATGCGCAACGATGGGATGCCGCACCATGATGGGCAGAGATCGTCACGGCCTTGGATATTCCAAGATCGGTCGCGGCAATGTTTGCCCGACTACCATGAATCTTCCCAAGATCGGTATTCGTCATGGCATCTGCTTGGGCGAACGTAAAGTTGCGGATATTGCAGGATTCTGGCAGGAGCTGGATGAGGTACTCGCGTTAACCGAAACCTCTCTGGTTGACCGCTTCTATCATATCTGCGCCCAGCCCGTTCAGTGCGCTCCATTCATGTATCAGAATGGTACGGTTGCGGATTACAAGGAAGCCAATTTCAAGGGCGTCTATGAATCTATGAAGCACGGAACGCTCGCAATGGGCTATATCGGCATTGCTGAAATGTGTCAGGCTCTGTTCGGAAAAGATCACTCTGAAGATCCGAAGGTTCACGATTTTGCTCTGTCTGTCGTTGCGCACATTTATCAGTGGGCAAAGGATGCTTCTGAGCGCCACAATCTGAACTTCGGTTGCTATGCAACCCCGGCAGAATCCTTGTGCCGTACCTATGCGAAAGCTCTCAGAGATGAATTTGGTGTGCTTCCGCATATCACTGACAGGGAGTATATCACCAACAGCCATCATGTGCCTGTATGGCAGAAGGTTTCTATCAATAAGAAACTGGAAACTGAAGCGCCCTTCTGCAAGTACGCTACTGCTGGCTGTATTACATATATCGAATTGGAATCTGCTGTTATGCAGAACCAGAAGGCAATTGCAAGCATCGTTGATTACGCAATGTCTCTGGATATTCCATACCTTGCCTTCAATTTCCCGATTGATACCTGCCTGAAATGTGGCTATCAAGGAGAAATCGAATATAACTGTCCGCGTTGTGGCAACACCGAAATCCAGCGTCTGCGCCGTGTTACCGGCTATCTGACCAGCGATTTCAGGAGATTCAATCAGGGCAAGATTGCAGAATGCTTGGATAGAGTCAAGCACAGCAACTATTCCTCCTTCGCGCAAGGCGGTGCCTAATGGCAAATATCGTCGGCATCAACTTTGAATCCATCGTTGATGGCGATGGCGTTCGGGTTGTGATTTTCTTCAGCGGATGTAATCATCATTGCAAAGGATGTCACAACCCGGAGTCTCACGATTTCAAAACCGGCAAATCATTTGGTTCTGAGATTCAGGAACAGATTGCAGAATACGTCAGAGAGACGCCTTTTGTTTCGGGCGTCACATTAAGCGGAGGAGATCCGATGTATTCAGCAGATTCTATCATCCCGTTCATCAAAGAACTGAAAGAGCTGTCGCCTGCATCTACGGTGTGGGTATATAGCGGCTTTACTTACGAAGAAATCATCGCAGATCCTTCGATGCGCGAGCTTCTGGTCATGTGTGATGTGCTCGTTGACGGGCCGTTTATCTTAGATCAGAGAGATATTACGCTGAGTTATCGCGGAAGCCGCAATCAGCGGATCATCGATATTCAAGAAAGTCAAAAAGCTGGAAAAATCGTGCTTTATCAACCTTGATACCTTTCATAAAACGAACATTTTATAGGAGAGATACCATGAAATCGAAGTATGTAGTGCTCCGTGAGGATAGCTACGATGTCACTAACGGTCATTCTTCGTACAGCAAGGTGAAAACCTTCCGAAACGAAGCAGAGGCGTTGGCCTTTATTTCCGATCCAAAGAACCTTCGCATGTATGGCGAGCTGTTCCTCGAATGCCGCAGCTATGATGGATTGACCTACGAATGGGATACCAGCAAGCAGGAGTGGATCTTGCGATGAAAAGCATAAAGTTGTGCAGTACAGCTACCTTCTCTTGCAATAATACAATTATTCATCCAGACCTGTTATATCAACTTGCTTATGGGCACAAAGCAAAGATTTGCAAATTTTTCCTCAAGTATCCATTCGGAATCTCTTTATTAAGGAAATGCTCCGAGCAGGAGCTTCTTTTTCTGATGCCTAACAATGTCAAGCGCAGATTGGGATTCCCAATGACCAGAGTAGCAAAGCGTGGATTGCGTTCGCGTGAATATAAGAATCATCGCAGAAAGGCTTTGGCGTACCAGTATGTCTACGAATGGGTTGAGCAAAACGTCATAGTACAATTCAATGAAGCAATCAAAGAACGATTCAGCGATCTGATTGAAATAAAGGAAATCTGAGATATGGATAGGACGGAGCATATCCTGTCTCTCTCATACGGCAAGGACAGCCTTGCCTGTCTCGGTGCAATAGAACAACTTGGTTGGCCGCTGGATCGGATTATCCATGCAGAAGTATGGGCAACCGACACCATTCCGGCTGATTTACCTCCGATGGTCGAATTCAAGGCAAAAGCCGACGAAATCATCAAAAGACGTTGGGGCATTGAGGTTGAACACTATGCTGCCGAAGGCAGAGAGAGAGAGAGAGAGAGAGCTACGAGTCCATGTTCTATCAAACGCTCACATCAGGTAAGTTCATCGGCTCAATCCGAGGCTTCCCTATGGTGCGAGGAGCATGGTGCAAGAAGCTCAAATACGGAAGCAAGATTAACTTACGAGAGCGTGTTCTACAAAGCTCGCACATCGGGAACTCGCAAGGATCAAATATACGGGTTCCCGATGATACGGGGTGCTTGGTGCAACGACCGACTGAAAATGGCGGCACTATCGACTTTTTGAATAGCCCCAAGCGGCAAGGGGCGGATAAAAATATTGTCGTAAGCTATTTAGGCATAGCCGCCGATGAACCTGAGAGGTTGGCTCGGCTGGACGGCAAGACAAAAGTTTCTCCTCTGGCCGCCCTTGGCTGGACTGAAGCAGATTGCCGTAAGTGGTGCGAAGACAATGATTTGCTTTCGCCTATCTATACGACTGCTACACGCGGAGGCTGCTGGTTTTGTCATAATCAGAGCATAGAGCAACTGAGACTGCTTCGCAGAAATTATCCTGATCTTTGGGGAATTTTGCTGAAATGGGATTCAGATTCTCCTGTATCATTTAACCCTCGCGGCTATACGGTGCATGATTACGATCTGCGATTTGTCCTTGAAGAACAAGGGTTAGTTCCGTGCGACCGAAGGTTTAGGTGGAGTATGCTAAATACATACAAGGAGGCAGTATGATACCAATGGAAGAGCATGTTATCAGCAGTAGAAGAATCATAATCGAAGGCATCGTTGTTGCCGTTGTTGCTATTCTTTTAGTGCTTGGTGCCGTTGCAATGACAAATGGCAGCAGCGATAACGACGTGATTATGAGCATGGCTCCGATGAGCGAAGATGCAATCTATTATGGAACATTATCTATTCCCAATTCCGGCATCGAAACAGAGCTTTGGCGCTTCCACGATGGAAATGCCTGTTGTTTCTATGGATTATTCAATGGCGGCAGGATTGTTGCAAATACCGAAGTTGATTGGGGTTCGGTTGCATTAGGAGACTGGGCATACATTTCTTCAGAGTATGACAGCCGCACAATTCTTGAACTCGTAGAAATTGTTGATTGTATTGATTTCGGAGATTCTCTCATTGGGCTTCATGGCACAATGCACTCAAGAGGAGATGTCCTGCTTTGCGTTAATCTCCAGGATTCTCCGATTGTGAGAATATATCGATGGACAAGGCTATGATGCGGAGGCAATATTATGTTCGATGACGATTACCCTTGTGATTCCTGTTGCGATAGGGATCGTTGTGATGGATGGGAGGCAAGGTTTTGCTGTACTCTTTGCCGGTATAATAATGCCGATCCAGATTGTGACAACTGTGACCCATGGGATATTTAACCGAGGTGCATGTTAATGGATATTCATATCGGAGATAGAGTAGTTTGCACTACTGGGGTAAAAGGCGTAGTGGTAAAACAGTATTATCCTACTGCATGTGCCCAGCAGACGATGATAAGGACTGATGACGACAGGCTTTATCATGCACCAACCACCATGTTTACAAAAGCAAAAAACTCAACTTGGAGGCGTCAGAATGACTATCGATAGTTTTCGCGGGGAATATGGATTCCTCAGCAACTTCTATGACTGCAAAGTTTACTACAATGGAATGACATTCAAAAACTCTGAGGCGGCATATCAGGCTATGAAATGTCTTTCTGCAGAGGAAGCGCTGTCTTTCCAAGAACATTCTGCCTCAGAGGCAAAGCATCATGGTCAGCTTGTTAAACTCCGCCCTGACTGGGAACAAGTCAAGCTCAGAATCATGGAGGAAATTGTCCGGGCAAAATTTGTCCAGAATGTACACCTGGCCAAGAAACTTGTTGCTACCGGCGACGCAGAATTGATCGAAGGCAATACATGGGGTGATACATATTGGGGCGTTGATACGCGAAAGAAGAAGGGAGAAAACCATCTCGGTGTCATTCTGATGGGACTTCGCTCAGAACTAACGGCAATGAACAAACCTCAGTTTGTTATTAGAAGCAAGCATCGCGGTTTTGAAGCAGCCTTTTCCAATGAAGAAAGGGCTCTTATCATTTTTGAGGAAAAGCAAAAGGCTGAACCTCAGCACACCTATGAATTGAGACGAGAATACCCGTATGGGGACACTGCTGTATGGAATCCTCATACGTCTTCATGGATTTCTCGTCACAGTGAATCTTAAGGAGGAACCATCAATGGGCAGTAAGGATTTTCATGACCTCTGCTTTCGGCTGGTAGAGGATTATTATAACACACACAGGGATGCCACTGATCCCAGAATCACTGTCAGCGATATTTTTATCGTCTGGTCTTGCAAGACTCTGCAAAACAATAAGGCGCTTCTCAGCACCAGAATTGCTGACGGTATGTATTACGAGATCACTTTCAACGGCGATAAGAATGAAGTGTACCTCGATGCTTATAAGAAGTGGGAGAATATGTGTATCAAACTGGAGGCTCATTCATGACAATCAAAATCAAGTATCATAACAAGAATCTGGAAAAGGTAACTGCCATCGAGAATGGCGACTGGATTGACCTTCGCGCTGCGGAAACTGTTTCAATGATGGCGGGAGATTTCAAACTCATCTCTCTGGGCATCTCCATGAAGCTCCCCGAAGGCTATGAGGCGCATGTTGTGCCGCGCAGTTCTACTTTCAAGAAGTGGGGTGTTCTCCAGACCAACAGCATGGGCGTCATCGATAACTCTTACTGCGGTGAGAATGACATCTGGCGTTTCCCTGCGCTCGCAATGCGCGATACCGTCATTGAGGAAGGCGACCGCATTTGCCAGTTCAGAATTGTCAAGAAGATGGATGCTGTTAGCTTCAAAACCGTTGAGCACATGGAAGATGTGGATCGCGGAGGATTTGGTTCTACGGGGGTGAAGTGATGGCTAACATCATTGACTGCAAGGCAATTGCGTCTACTATCAAAGAGGAAGCACGCATTACCGCCTCAGTCCTTCGTTCTCATGGTTGTATTCCAACTATTGTCGTTATTCAGGTAGGTGATGATCCTGCCAGCAATATCTACATTCGCAATAAGCAAAAGGCGTGCGAGCAATGCGGAATACAATTTCTGCATCAACATTTTCCGGCTACGATTTCCAGAGCGGAGCTCAGAAAGCATATTCTCGATTTGAATGCAAATTCCTCTGTTCATGCCGTAATGGTTCAGTGTCCGCTACCTGAACATTTGAAGGACTGTCCTCAATACATTCATCCTGATAAGGATGTGGACGGCATAACCGCAAGTTCTCAGGGCTGGCTGATGCTTGGTGAACCTTTCTACCCAGTACCTTGCACCGCTCGTGGTATTGAGGATGCTCTTGTCAGCGCATACGGCAAATGTTCGCTCAGCGGCGAGCATGTTGTTATCATCGGTCGTTCTTCTATTGTTGGTAAGCCAACGGCTCTAAATCTTCTTTCAAGGGATTGCACTGTAACTGTTTGCCATTCACGCACCAAGAACTTAGCCGACATTACAAGACAGGCTGACATCCTTGTAAGTGCAGTTGGTAAGGCGGGCTTTGTAACCGCAGATATGGTTAAGCCGGGAGCAACAGTTATCGATGTAGGCATCAACCGCCTGGACAATGGAAAGGTTGTGGGTGATGTAGCATTTGATGAAGTTGAGAAAGTTGCTGGAGCTATCACAACCGTCCCCGGTGGAATCGGAGTGCTTACTGTTGCAAATCTGGTTCGCAATGTTGTCGAGCTTGCTCAAGTTGAATGGAGCGTTTATGAAGCGTCTTCATGGAAATCTTCCGAATGAAAATCGGAATCGCAGACGCTGATTTAATTGGGCGTTTCAGGCATATGTTTCCGAATTTGGCATGTATGAAGCTAAGTTCCTATCATAAAGTTCGTGGCGATTATGTTCAACTGCTGACTGATTACGATAGCGTCTTGGATTATGATCGCGTGTACATATCAAAAGTATTTTCGGATACGGAAGTTCCGGCGCATGTATTGAATCATCCTCATATTCAGTGCGGAGGAACCGGGTTTTACTATGATAAAGCCCGTCCTCTGCCTTCTGAAATTGAACACGCATTTCCAGATTACCACCTGTATGATGAATGGGTAACAAGAAGAATAGCTGCTGGGGATAACCCTCATGACTATCGATACTATACGGATTATTCGATAGGATTTATCACTCGCGGATGCTTCAGAAAATGTCCTTTTTGCGTAAACAGGAATTATGATAAAGTGGATGTTCATAGTTCGCTTGAAGAATTTGTTGATCCTTCACGTCCAAAGATATGTCTTCTTGACGATAATTTCCTTGGGTGCAAGGATTGGAAAACGTTGCTCCTGCAACTGCAGGCCACGGGAAAACCTTTTCAGTTTAAGCAAGGGCTTGATGAAAGGTTACTCAACGACGAAAAATGCGAACTCCTTTTTACAAGTCGGTATGATGGAGACTATATTTTTGCATTCGATAACATCGAGGACTACGACATAGTAGAGAAAAAACTACAGTTGTTGCGTAGACATACAAGCCGGATTCCTAAGTTTTATGTATTCTGTGCTTATGATAGACAAGGCAAATGGGATACTGATTTCTGGAAACAGGACATGCGGGATTTGTGGAAGCGAATTGAACTTCTGATGAAATATCAATGCTTGCCATACATAATGAGATTCGCACGATACGAGGAAAGTCCATATAGCGGAATGTATACGGTGATTGCCAGATGGTGCAATCAGCCGTCTTTTTTTAAGAAAAAGAGCTTCCGGGAATTTGTTCATAAAGACCAGGAGCGATATAAGAAGGAATGCGCGTCCATGAAGCGACTACGCGCTTTTGAAAAAGAGATGCCTGAATTGGCATCCAGATATTTTGATATGAAATACCAGCAAGAGGGATTATCATGAAGAAAAGGGAAATCGTTGTTGACAACTTCGCTGGAGGCGGAGGAGCCAGTACAGGTATTGAAATGGCAATTGGACGTAGTGTAGATATTGCCATCAATCACGATCCTGCCGCCATTGCTATGCACAGAGCAAATCATCCTACGACGAAGCATTATTGTGAGGATGTCTGGCAGGTTGATCCGGTGGAAGCGTGCGCGGGAAGGCCTGTTGCATTGGCTTGGTTCAGTCCTGATTGCAAGCACCACAGTAAGGCAAAGGGCGGTAAGCCAGTAGATAAGAATATTCGAGGGCTTGCATGGGTAGCGACAAGATGGGCTCAGGAAGTTCACCCTCGCGTTATCATGCTTGAAAACGTCGAGGAGTTTATGGATTGGGGGCCGCTCAATGAAGAGAATCGTCCTGATAAAGAACATAAGGGAGAAACCTTCCAGGAATTCATTGTTTCTCTTGAAACCCTCGGGTATCATGTAGAACACAGGATTCTTCGAGCTTGCGACTATGGCGCTCCAACAATCCGTAAAAGGTTCTTTTTGATTGCCAGATGCGATGGCAAACCAATTATTTGGCCTGAGCCAACTCATGCGCCGGCAGACTCTGATGAAGTGAAGAATGGAAGCAAGTTGCCGTGGGTTCCTGTTTCAGAAATCCTTGACTTCAACCTTCCGTGTCCTTCCATCTTTTCTTCAAGCGAGGAAATCATGGAACAGTACGGCGTTCGTGCCGTCAGGCCACTTTCAGAAAATACGATGCGGCGCATCGCCAAAGGAATCCAGAAATTCGTATTGGATAACCCAACGCCGTTTATTGTGCAAGTGAATCATAGCGGAGAGGGTTTCAGGGGACAAGATGTTTCTGAGCCATTGGATACCATTACTGCAAAGCATGGCATGGGAATTGTCACTCCTGTCATGATGTGTAATAATGAGAATGCCGCAGGTTCTTCGCCTACTGAGCCAGCCAATACTATTACCACAGGTGGTCATCACATGATGATTGCTCCAAGCCTGATTCAATATCACTCGGAGCAAACCGAGAATGTGCGCGGACAAGCAGTGGACAAGCCTTTGATGACGGTCGATGCTTCAAATCGATATGGATTGGCATCGGCTTTTATTACGCAGTTCAATAATCATTGTGATGGCCAGACTCTTGAAGAACCGCTCAATACAATCACCGCAGGATTCGGTCATTTCGGAGAAGTCAGGGCTTTCCTTACAAAGTATTATGGCTCTGGTACAAGCGGCTCCGATGTAAGTGAGCCTGCACCGACCATCACAGCAAAAGATAGAATGGCTCTTGTCACGGTTAAGGGTGTAGACTACCAGATTGTTGACATTGGACTGCGGATGCTGACGCCTCGTGAGCTCTTTAATGCTCAGGGGTTCCCATCCGACTACATAATTGATGTGGATGCAGACGGAAAAGCATATCCTCGTGGTGAACAAGTGGCGCGTTGTGGCAATGCAGTGTGTCCTCCAATTCCTGCGGCACTGGTTCGTGCGAATCTGCCTGAGATATGCACCGCAGAAGAGGTTGCAGCATGAATACTCTGGGAATTGAGGCAAAACTGGCACAAAGATATGGATATAGTCCTTTGCCGAAAGATTTGTCAAAGAAGTACAGGGAATATTTCAAAAATAATATTCCTTCCTGTTTGCTTGGCAGCACAGACAAAGAACTACAGACATCTAAAGGAACTACAGTATCAAATGGTTTTGTTAGGATCGTGGTCGGTGATTACGGAGCGTTTATTGAATTCAACAAGGAACAAGCAAATGCAAAAGCATATGTTGTTGCACCTGGGCAAGAATATAGGATAAATAATCCCAGGTATTCAAATGTCAAGTATCACTGGTACACCATTGATGATGGCAGCAATGTAAAAATCTACCACCAGAAAAGAAAAGTGCCATACGCTGATTACAAGCCCGGAATGTACTATGTGTCAGTTCACGAAGTCATACTGAATAGCCTTAAAAAATAA